TTATGGTCCTAGATGAGGACAAATATCCAAAAGGCTACATCGATTTGTTGGCTGCATTGTTCCCTTGGGTTGGGCATTTCATTTTCATGTGTGATCCCTACCAGACAGAGTGGCATGAACCAAATTCTGCGTGTCATTTGAACGATCCTGCTACATTGGGGAATGCTGCATTCTTGTTTCCTCATGCGACGCGATACCTGTTTGGGACTTGGCGTCTTCCACAGAACATAGCTAACTTTTTCCAGTTGCCCACTTGGAACAGGGGAGAAGGAAGCTTCCATTTTGCGGTGAGCCCTCCAAAGACATGGACCGATTTAGCTCAGTACTTTGGGCATCGGTATGACGAAGGGGGTCTTCAAGAGCTGTGGAAACGACGAATGATGATGGTTTCTTCTCATGCTGCCAAGAGTTGGGTCGATGCACTTGCTGAAGCAGATAGTGCCACGTTCTCTGGAAGTCAGGGACTGTCCGTTGAGTTGGCTATCATTGAGATCGACGTGCGTGTTTTGAGGCTGACTGATCCGAAGATGATTTTCACCGTCATGACAAGAGCCAAGGAGGTATTGCTGGTCTGCAGTTATTCCTTGGATGGGACGACACAGTTGTTGATTGAGGCCAATCCCGTGTTTCGACAGTTGTTGAAGTATCGTCAAACGTATCATCCTGGGCAGATCGTGAAGATCCATCCCGATTGGACTGTGGACATTTTCAAGTTGGTAAATCCTTTGCCGACATCAATGCAGCTCGTTCTTGCCGGGCCACCACAATCTATGGTTAATCATGATTTCATAACTCAGTTGATTGGGAAGCCTTGGGTAGGACACATCAATCCGGATGACCGAGAGAATATTGTCCCGACAGTGTCCGAACCTGTTTGGCCTGTCAATGCCGTCAAGATCTGTATCGTTTGTGATAGACGAGAAGGTCGTCATGACCACTTCGAGTTCGCGAAGGGGTATGGCAATTCTCGACAAGTCGTTTCGGATGATTCTGGTCCGTATTGTTCTGAGGTCTGCTATGAGCATCACGTGTCGTTACAGCCCAAGCGTGGAGGTGCCAGGCTGGATCCTTTTAGTGAAGTTTATAAGGATGCCAGTGATTTCAAGCCATACATTCTTACTTACAAACATGAGTTCGTCAAGGAGGCGAGTGTTGCCGAGAGGGTTATTCCTGGAGGCAAGTTAACCACTCATCTCCCAGTCGTGAATGAGAATGAATTGATCGAGGCCAATGATTCCGATGTCCTCGAGAGGTATGAGCGAGAATTATCCTACAAGCGGATTTTTAGTCGTCAAGCACCCGACACACCTATCGCGTATTGGAACTCTGGAGATCGCAGGAAGCGATGGATGAAGGCTTATCGTGAAGGGTTGCCTTCAAAGTTATCTCGTAGAGACAAGGACGATGCTGTGCGCAAAGCTTTGAAGCAAGGCATGGATTTCGACTTTACTCATTACAATCCTCATCATTCCTCATGGGGATTGGATCAACGTTCAGATGATGGTCCCTCATTCGCTGCCGGAGTTGCTCAGAGGATTCGTAGAAAGACGTATGTGGAAAACAAGCGTGAAGTGGAGGATGGCGTCGGTTATGGACATGCACTTTGGGATGCACTCTGTCACTACCTCGGTTGGAAACAATCAGTGCCATGGGACAAAGAATTGTACGCTGACTGCGAAATTCTGTTCCAGATCCGAAGAGCTGAT